TTATCAAAGAACTCTTTCTTTGTACCTGCGTCATCTTTAAATGCACCACGTAGTACTGTAGTTTGTGTTAAACTACTGTGTGCCATAATGCCGCGATTCTCACAACAACCGTGTGTTGCTTGAATGTAAACACCTAAGTGTTCTGCATCTGTTGCTGATTGAATCTCTCTAGCAATATCATTTGCAAGTTCTTCTTGTAGTGTTCCACGTCTAGCACACCATTGTGCAATACGTGTGTACTTGCTTAGACCAATTAATTTGTCTGCGGCAATAATACCAATGTACGCAATACCAGCTACTGGCTGATGGTGATGTGAACACATACTCTTTAGTTCCGAACGAACTACTAGCATACCTTCATAACGATCATCGCTGTCGTTTGGAAATGCAGTTGCACTAGGCGCCGCATCATAACGTCCTGCCATAATCTCATTGTAGTACATTTTAGCAAGGCGATGTGCTGTGCCTTTGCTGTTAGGATCTTGATATCTATCAATTACAAGTGCATCTAGTACACTTTCAAATGCTGTAGTTGCTTCGTTGATAAGTTCTTCTTTATCACCTTCTTGCAACACTTCACTAATGTTGTCGCCTGCCCAATAGCGTTGTTTTGCCTGTACTAGGCGGGCTTTAATTTCTTCACTTTTACTCATTCACTTCTCCGATGTTTAGGCAGTGGATTGCCGTTAATAATACAATGCACAATATAACTTATATTATACATTGTATTTAGGTTTTTGTCAAGTACTAAAATATTTTTCTAGCATTTCGAGACGGTCGTCAGCCGCAGCCATTTGGTCCAATTCTTTTTGTATCGTTTCGATAATATCAGAATGTTCACCAATGCCTACTACTTTTTGCATGTAAACTTCGATGTTAGTTTTGTGTAGTTCTAACTCACCTTCAGCATGTTTACGAGCTGCATTTAACATTTGTTCTCTCAAATTCATAGTCCTTTCCTTATTGTGTTAGTATTCTGCTACGTTTTCCCAAGGGTAAACAAGCCATACATCTTCTTCTGCTTTGTTAATTTCGTGGCATACGTATTGTACCACGCCGTCAAATTCGCTTGCTAAGTTTTCTGTTAACGTAGCAAAGCGAACATTCTGTTGCCATACTGAGTTCCATGCATTTGTTTCTTGTGGAAAACAGCTTTTCTGCCAATCTTCTTTAATCCAATTAAATGTAGCACCGGTATCATTAATATCATCTACTATAAGAATATTTTTTCTTATAGATGGATCCCAGCGACATTTGTTAACTGGTATTAACTCGCTTGGTACAATACCAAATGCGTCATCTGACATCCAGCAGTTACTTTCGGGACCTAGTTCATCGTCACGCAAACTTACTTTAAGTGCTTCACAACGAATGCCAGTCATGTTACTAATAATAGTAGCAGGAACATTTCCTCCACGAGTAAGTCCTACAATGTAATCAGGACGCCAATTGTCCTTATACATTTGATTAACAATACTAACGCACATGCGCTCAATGTCAGTCCAACTGTAGTAATGTTTTTTAATCATTTGCCTTCCTTTGAATTTTTTTCTGCTTTAGTTAGTTTGTTGTTCCAAGTGTTGTTACTGATGCCAAGTTCACTAGGCATAGCTTTAGTTTTGCCTTTAGTAATCTTTCCGCCTTTAGCAAGAAACTCTGCCTTCATTCGTTCCAGTTCATCGTCTTTTGGCTTTGCATCGTGATTCATACTCATGTGTTATCTTCTTTCTTGCCTTTATAATCTTGTTCTACTAATTTGTAAACAGTTTGGAAATTTTCATATGCTTTTGCAAGTGCAGGGTATTGTTCGCACATATCATTTACAGTATCTACATCTGGTAATGTTTCAGTCCATAGTGTTGGCGAAATGCTTATATTATTAAAATCGAATGTAATATCATCAGCAGATGAAGTAGTATAATCACTTATATTAATAGTGTCAATTGATGTTGAGATATTATTATTGAGCGACCATATATCTGAACTATCTGTACTAATAGTAACAGTCTGTCCATTATCAATAGTAACAGTATAATCGTTATCATCCATTCTGTATTACCTCATAAAGTTTAGATCCACTAAAGAACTCTTTGTTTAATTTCATACGTTGTTTCTCTAATGACACTTGTAAATCACTAAAGTTTTCCATATAGTTTACAATTTGTGCAATAACTTTATCCTTGTGATGTAGATAAGCATCATAATCTTCAGTCCATGCACTTGGATATTTAAATTCGGGCAGTGCCATTTCACTGTAGCTTAGTCTATCAGGCACCATAGGAATAGCATCGACTAATGCTCCTTCATACCAACTAATACCAAGTGTTTCTTGTAGGTTAGCACTAAACACCATCTTAGCTTCGCCTAGCAAGTTATGGTATTCGTTCTTTGAAAGTTCTTGTTCTTGACACACAATAAATTCGTATTGCGGCAAACGCATTGCAAGATCTCTAAAGATATCAACTTGTTTCTCAGGAGCAACTCTGTGTGGAAACAAGATCAAGTCTCGCTTTTCCATACCTTTATATTGTACTAAGCTATCCTTAAGATACTCCATAGGCCAACCGACTTTGATTGCTTTGTCCATGTCAACATCATAATTGTCCATCATAGTGTCTGTAAACAAGTCAATATGAAAGTCAGTAGCATAAAAGTTATCATCATAACATTCATACATTGACATTTCTGCATGTCTTACCCAAGGTTTATCGCCTATTAGCCTACCAAGGAAATCATGAGGATCATAACTACCAGCATGCCAAAGACCACCGACTCTAATGTCAATCCCAAGTAATTCAGCCATGTATTTAATCTGAATAACAGTTGGGTTCCAAGCATCTGTATATAAGAAATAATCTTCATCTTTAATTTCTCCGTTAGCAAACATTCTACTAATCTCTAACATTTGTTGAGACTTGTAATTGTTAGTTCCAGCAAAGTTAAGAAATGCCCCAGGCGTTGTTGCCTGCGGCACTTCTCCACCGCTAATAACTACGACTTCACTATTTGTAGCTCGTCGAAGTTGCTTTGGAAGATATTCTTTCCATTGTTTAGTGTAACGTGTATCAACTGCTTCGATATCTACAATATAGATTGTCATAATAATTAACTCCTTTGTTTGTTCACACGTGGTCGGTCTCTTTTAACAAAGTCCTTTCCACCGTTACGTGCTTTTGCTCGTAACCATCCTTGGTATTTTTGATAGGCAATCCAATTAGGATCATCTTTTTTATAAAGTGCTTTTTCATCAAACACTTTGCCTTCGAAGCGACAATAGTCTCGAAATTGGTCGAGATCGTTGAACACCTTGTTCACTGCAGGATTTGCAATTGTCATAATTCATAATTCCTCTTTGTTATGACTTGGGATAGTAGATTGAACAGCCGTTTTCGCCGTCTTCGGCAACTTCAATTTCAACAAATCGGCCTGGGTATTTTGCTGAAATCTTATCATATAATTCATCTGAGATCATCTCACATGAACGATGATTTAGAATGAGCACCTCGTCATTATCCGCGGTAGACTCACTATAAAGTCTTTCAAGCCATCTTTTGAATTGGATGAACTCGATATCTCTGTCGTTGTGGAACACCTCGATGCGCACCCGGAAATGGAAGATGTGACGATGAGCAATGCCAAGAAAGCTAACGTCATCCCAACCACCCGTTGCAAGCGCAGGGTCCTTATCAGCACCTGGATATAAGTGAACACCTTCCTTACGGAATGTAACCCAAATACTTCTTTGTGCATCTGTTTTTGTTTTTTCTGTTGCCATTTTTGCATCTTCCTCTCTCATTCGCCGTCCCATATAATTATGATACGATTCGTATTGTTCATTCATATTACTAGTATACTTTCACTTTAGGATTTTGTCAAGGCCATATTTGCTCCAATCCGTAAATTTATTACGGTCCATCAAATCATGTAGGCTATGGCACCAAACGCCTGGATTAGATGCTTTAAAATCTTTGTCATCAATCTTAATCATTGTGTTATAGTTCCATTGTGCAACATAAGGTACTACAACACGTAGTTGTGGAATAAAGTTATCTGTTTCAGTTAGGCCTCCGTCTAAAAACCATTCAAGGTTAATAGTACTTGGAATGTCTAAACTACAAAGAATATTTTGATCTGTAAACGCACGGATCATTAGATCCCAATCTTCAAACTCATCTGCGTTCTTAGGATTATATGAATGATTAGCACCAAAGAAGATATGTTCGCATTGTTGATATGTGTAATGCTCCATAACTTCGTTAAAGTCTTGAATGCCAGTAACAAACAATGTCTTCATTCCAAACGCAGGAGTCTTTTCAACTTCTACGCCTGTAAAGAATACAGGAGTATCACTTACACCACTTTCGTAATTACGTTTCATTTTTATTCCTCAAAAAATAAATTATTTTGTTTGCCTTGTTTTGAATAAGTTTTCATCTTCTTCATAGCGGCCGGAGTAATACGGAACTGGTAATAACCATTAGGTTGCATTTCAAGATACGCCCAGTCTCCGGAAATATATTGCGGTTCAAATCCATTATCTACAATTTGTGCTCTACAAAAGTTGTAATCTTTTTTTAGTTTTTCTTGTATAAATGGATGTGTAAAATCATAAACTTTAGCCTCAGTAACAATACTACAAGTATTCCACTCACCTACAGGACTATCATCTTTGTATTCAACTCTGTACTGCTTTTGTACTTTATCATGGATATTGCTGTTTTCCCATTCGGTCTCTACAATATCAGTAGGTAACATTGCGCCAACAGTATGTCCACTAGTACTATCAGCTAATCTTGTTTTTATTTCTAAGTGTAAACCTTTTAGATCAATACCTTTGCCTCTGTTTAGAGCATAACCTTTGCGCTTGATAGCGTACTCAATATATCTGCCTATGTTTCCATGTTCTTGTGTCATAGGAATACGATCGCCTACGTTGATAGCATTGTTTAACTTTGTTACATGTAGTGTCATTCTAAACCTTTCTGTACTAAGTATGCGTTTATACGATGCATTTCGTCTTTTAAATAAAGCTTCATTGTTTTTAGTCTACGTACTTCTTCACTCACTGTTACATTACTATACTTGACTTCTATCTCTTCGTCAAGTTCTTTATGCTTTCTTTTTAGTTCGTCGTAGTGAGCTCTAAGTTTATCTTCAACATTATCATAATTGCTCATCCTGTAGTTCCTCCAACTTAGTTTCATCTAATTCTTCGTCGGCTTCAGACTCTTGTACATCAAATAATTCTGCAAACTTAGGTTTAGCAGAAATAGTCTTTTTGCCAATTGCGCCTCTTGTACCAGGCACTTGCATCCAATATGAACGATACTCTATAATTTTAGCCAACGATAGTTCTTTAGTAGGTTGTTCAAAAACTTCGTTAATCATATCACGTATTGTGTATACTTGGAACTTATCACCCATTAACATTTTAGGAACAACACCAGCATCATACTGCCTATTAGCTTCTTGTACAGCGTTTACATGCGTCCATACGTTATGACCCATCTGTATAGCATAACTAAAGCTATCCCAGCTTGTAGAGTCTTTTTTGCGTACAATAGGCTGTCCGTAGTTTGGATTATAATCTTTTGCCTTTTTATCTTCGGATCCTGTTTTATCTAGTACAGGTTCGTCATTTTTATCAAGTTCAACTTCACCTGCACTTACTTTAGGTGTACCAATCTTGTTGCGATCACCTTTTGCATATGTACAAATATCATTAACCAATAATCCATCACTTAGTGGACTATCTTCAAATGTCTTAAAAATTCCGTCTTGTAGTGTAGCATCTTTAAATGTACGTGTGTCTGTTGCATACTTTAGTTCGTCAACGCTCGGAACCATTCGATAAGTCCATTTACCTTTGTCGGGTGTTTCATTAGATGTATAAATTTGTCCATTTGCTGTAGCAAGGAACGGACTAGCACAATCAAATGTAACCATAAACGTTGGGTTATAGTGCTTACGTACAGCTCTCTGTACGTCTGTAAGCAACGTTGCCCACTCTAGTTTACTTGTGCCTAAGAAGTGCATTACATCGTGTATACCGCTTTGTAATAGGTTATCGTAGTGTAAAGTAACAATACGTTTGAGTAAAAGCTCAACATCACACATGTTCTGACCACCCATACTCCAACCATTAAAATGATTGTCAGGATACTTAACTGGATCACAATAGTCTTTCATTTGCTCGTACCAGTCTTCAGCATCATCAAAGTTTTCACCTTGTAAAACATTTAAAAACTTACAAGCACCTGTTCTATTTTTCATCCAGTAGTCGTTATTAATACGTGTTGCTTCTACTGCTTCTTGATATGTACTAATGCCTGTTGCTTTTGCACCTGCTGGTGAACGTGCAACCCACGCTGGAATATCAAGGATCATTCCGTAGTCCATGTAAGCATCCATCCAACGCAATACACCATCACGTTTCTTTTGTGCTTTAGGACAGTTAGGATCTTTCCAATCGCCTTCCCAAACACCTTTACCAATCTGGAAGCCACCTGAGTCGCCTAGTAACCAAGTGTTGTCTCTATCTCTATTACGCACCATATCTTCTTTAGGACTAAACTTAGTAGTATCTAGTTCAGCATGTCCTGCTGAGTACAGTGTCCATTTGTATTGGAACTGTCCTTCTTGTAGGTTGAGATAGTTAAGACTTTCTACATTGTTTTGAAAATTACTAGGAATACGATCATCTGGCACATATAACTCACCTGTATCAGGATCTGGATGACGTTGCTTACCTACATAAGTTGCATAGAATCCACTAAGTGCAGGTAAGAAGTGTGCATAGTCTTTTTGTGCTTCTGTTAGATCTTTATTCATTTAATTTCCTATTAGATTCTGTGATATTACCATCATACTCAACCAAATCCACAAAGTGTTAAATCCAACAAGGGTAGGTAAAAGTTTTTTATTGCTTGCCCATATAAGAGATAGGCTGGTAATGAGTGCAATAAAGTATAGTTGCCAAATGTTATTGCCAAATATAAGAGCCGGAATAATAATAATAGCTTTAGCAATCCAACTAGCTGCTTCAATAATATTATAGTTTGTCCAATACGCTTTAGTAAACCAAAGTTTGTAACACTCTAAAATATTACGCCAACCGGTAACAGTATAAATGAAACCAGTTAACGCTAACCAACTTAGGATTGCAAATGTTATTTGATCCGATGTCATAAATTATTTGCTCTGCGCCGGCAAAATGTAATCATACTTTGCAATACCTGAATCAACACTGATCATCATTGCACCTTGATCACTAATACTCATAGTAGTGTCACCGCTTAGATTAAGAATTGCTTGTACAGCCGCAACTGGCCAACTCCATGTGTGTGATAATGTACCTTCTACTGCATTCTGGAATACAAACTCACCTGCGTGTGTTGATGCATCACCAAAACTAAACACTAGATCAGCAACGCCGCCAGTGTCTTTAGTTGTAACATTAAAAGTAGGCTCTTCTGAATGTGCCGCACTCATAAGTTTCATACGTGCAATTGCTGCCATGCTTGGAGCAAACTCTACATTCCATTGAGCACCTTTAAACTTAACAGTTTTTAGTTTCTCTTCGATAATTGCTTTGTTCATAAAGCGATAATCGTTTTGAAAATCGCCTGCATTATTCTCAAAGTGAATGTGTGTTGGCATTGTTTCGCCATTACGTTCTGCTTGCACTACGTCAATCTTAGCATCTTTCTGATACTCTGGATTTTTCAAATGTAATGCTAACTTATCTAAGTTAGGCATACCAAATGTGCCTTCAGCAATGCTGTGTGTAGACTCAGCTGTCATAATAACCGAACGGTCATCTGCCATTGAATCAATTGTTGTGTCGTCGCCGCCTGTAACCTTTACTAGGTTAAGAAATCCTAGCGAATGTGTGTGTGCTACGATATCTTGTAAAATGTCTTTCATACTGTTTCTCCATTGAATAAGTTAATTATATTGCCTTTTTGGGCTTTTGTCAAGTATTTTTCTATATTGTATTTAGGTTTAAAGCCTAGTGCCTTCATTTTTTCTGTGTTGGCGCAAGTAAAATTACGCTCAGTTGGGGTATTTAGACGGACCGGAAGATGGCCTGCCAAGTTTTGGATCTTTATAGGGTTACCAGATCCAATATCTATAACACCTTTAACATGCTTCGCATCTATCAACAAGTGGATAGCATCGATAACGTCAAGTAAGTGTATAAAATCTCTATAGTGCGTGGTTACGTATTCTAGTGTACCATTAAACAACTTGTCCATAAACATGCCTTTGCGTGGGCGATCATCAAATACGGTATGGAATCGCATACCTAGTGTATTAGGATAACGTTCTGCAAGTTCTTCTAGCACATACTTAGACGCCGCATAAGGGTTCAAATCGGGCTCGTAAGCACTCGAACTGCTCGCATACAATATACGTGTATCAGGATAGCGTTCAAACAAGCGTCTGCTTGCTTCTACGTTATTCATCCAATATGCACTTGGGTCTTTAATACTTTCTCTAACACCTGAACGTCCTGCTAAGTGTATAATTAAATCAAAATCTACGTTAGGAAGTTCACAAGTTAATAAATCATCACCATCTACTAGATCAATACCTGTCACTTTGTGATTAAGGTTTAATGCATTTAAAAGCCTACTACCTATAAATCCTCTATGACCTGTTAGTAGAATATTCATTTAGTATCTCCCATGTATGTTCCCATCCTTGTACATGATGGTTTTTACCTTTGTAGTTGGCTAGCTTTAAAGGATAGTCGTTACCATCTTCATGCATAGCATCTCCTATAAACACAATTGATTCTAACTCACTACGGTTAAAGTCCATTAATATTTGACTCTTGTCTGATCCTCTAGGAGCAATGTCGATGCCTGTTTCTCCACCTACTCTTGCATCTAAGTCAGGAAACATTGTGTTAAATGCATTTGCTATTATAACTCTTTCATTATGAAATGTATCATATGCAACATACTTTGCACGTTGTTCTGCTGATGCACTACGTCCTAGCACACTAAAGTTTACCATGCCCGAACGTTCTTCTATGTGTCTAATACCTGTACGTTCAGTAAACTGACTTTCGTATTCACAACTAATTAAAAACGTTCTTGCTAGATCAGGTAGTTTCCAACTAGTTGATCTTATATTACGTTCGCCTTCAAAGACATCACAACCTGAACATTGATAAACACGCTTGCATAGCATATAAGTGTCTTCACCTATTTGTTCTACAGTTTTAGGTCTATCACTGCCTGTAACTAGATAAACATCATTATCTAAGCAAAATTTATTAAAGAATGTCTTAAACTCTTCATCAATAATGCCACGACTAGGTGTTAGTGTGCCGTCTACATCAAAAATAAATTTATTATGTGCAATACTCATGTATTCACTTTACCAAACCAAAAAGAATGAATATCTCTAACACAAATAGCTTTTTCATTTTGTGTAAAAGATTCTTCCAACTCAAGTTGATTCATAACGCATAAAATCTGATCATCGAATCTTTCGTACTCGGTAAATTTAACTTCACCTTGTCCAACCATACTTAGAACTAATAATACCCACATAGCTTTCTCCAAAGATTTGTTTTACTGTTTATATTATATGATATATTTAGGTTTTTGTCAAGTGTTTTTTATGCTATTGTAGCTTTTAATTTTACTCTAGCTCTTAAATCACTTGACGAGAAGCGGTGATCTCTTTTGTTAAAGTGTAGCTGGATACCCCGCCTCTTGCAAATATCCTTGCCCGTAAAATCCTTTTCACGGTATTCTTCGCCTAATATTCTTACATCAATATTATACATACTAAGAATATCTTCTAAGTCTTCTTCAGTACCGTAAGGAATAATTTCATCCACATACGACACTGCTTTAAGTTGTGTGTAACGCTCTACTACAGTTTGTATAGGAGGGTTCTTCTCTTCTCTATCTACACTTGGATCAACTTGCAATCCGCATATAAGATAATCACATTGTTCACGTGCTTCACGCAACATTTGTACGTGTCCTGCGTGTAGTAAATCAAATGTACTACAAGTAAATCCTACTTTCATTGTCCGGTTGTCTCCTTGTGCAATTTACGTACCATTGTTAAAAACTCTTTGTGAGTTAGGAATGCATGGTCTTCATGGGACTCATTATTTAAATGTGCTCTAACTTCATCTGCTTTTTGTTTAAAACTTTCATGTAGTGTAGCATATTCTTCGCCAATAGAATCAATATCAAACAATTTCAACCCATGTAGTACCATTACAAAATGTAATGCTTTAAATAATATAAAGTTTGTATCATCATCAAAATCTATTTCCGTTGGCATTCTATGACGCCATGTATCAAGTTTTGATTGCAGGCTTTTTGGTAAAGGAGTTTCTGCTACCTTCCTCCAAAACTCTGTATCAACTCTTGGACATACAAAATGTAGTACAATAAAGTCTCTAATATTTTCAATTAAACTTTTAAATGATCGGTTATATCTATCAACAGTATCATCATTATAGTTGTGTAGGTTATGTACTAACATAAACATCTGTTGTATAGATGATCCAATACTAGATGCTTCTAATGGTTCAATGAAACTAGAACTTAGACCAATTGCACAACAGTTCTTAATCCATGCTTTATCAAGTGCGCCTGGATCAAATTTAATATGCTTACCTATTGTAATTTCATGTCCTAATACTTCTTCTACTTCTGCTTTAGCACCTTCTGGCGTTAAGTATTCGCTATCAAATATGTAACCATTGCCCCAACGTCCGTATGTAGGTGTTCTAAACATCCATCCATGCTTCATACCTTTTGCTAAAGACCACATATTGTAGTTGTCAGTATCAGGTGTTTGGAAAACAATAGCACTATTTGTATGTAAGTACTCTTTGTGTGATTCCCATTTAGCACCAAGTGTTGACATTAGGACTCTACGCATACCAGTACAGTCAATATAAAAGTCATAATCATATGTAGCAGTATCACTTTCAATAGTTGAAATGTTACCTTCGTCATCATGATTTACTTTTGTGATTTCGTCATCAATAATATTAATACCTCTGGCACCTGCATGACTAGTTAAGTACTCATTTAACTTAAACGTATCAAAGTGAAACTGTGCTACAGGTACTTGGTTATTTTCAATATACCAATTATTAATTTTGTTTTCCCAAAAGCCTTTGTTTGACATTTGATCTGAATGAACATCATCTTTAATCATATTTGCAAACACAAATGGATATTGACTGCCTAGTTGCAAATTATATCCATCTTGAATACTGTGCATATACTTGTCTACACCCCAGTCTTCAAACATAATACCTATTTTGAATGTTGCATTACATTCTGATATCATTTCGTCATCTCTTAATCCAACATATTCAGCAAAGTCAGTCCAGTGTTCAGTAGAACCTTCGCCAACACCAATAATGCCTAATTTTTTTGAACAAATAATATCAATATGGTGATTAGGAAATCTAGTACGCAACATTAGTGCCGCAATAAATCCTGAACTACCTCCACCTACAACACCAATACGTTTAATATTTTTCATTTATTCATTTCCTTTATTCATCTAAGTAATTGTCTGCTAACGCTCTTAGCATTGCAATTAATTCTTCAATAGTATTTAGATCTTGATCGTTCTCAGTATCTATTTCTGCTTCGAATTTAATTTTCATTTATTCTCCAAAATCAAACAAACTAGTAAATGTGTTGTGTCGCTTAGTATCTTCTAATGGATAGTTAAGCACTCCAATCAAGTTGTCTAGTTTATTATCAATAATAGTCTCCGCCATTGCCGCATCGTCAAATGGCAGTTCTTTGAACCATTCAGGAATACGCAATTCATCTGTTGGATAAGCAACACTTGTGTAACCTAAAGGATTCGGTTTTAGTTTACAAACAATAACTTTCATACCGTCAACGATCTCTTCAGAGTACTTGTCTCCGTTCATACGCTTTAGTGTATTCCAATTAATGCTTGCCCGCACGTGGCCTGGCATATTTGCCTTGCCTTGTTTTTCTTCTAGTCGACGATAGTGTCCGACTTTGTTTGCACGTTTCGGACTACCTTTCTCCCAACCAGGACGTTCACTAAACTCCTTACGGAATACAGTAATACGTTCAAGTACATCTTCACGTGGTTTATCTGTAAGTACCATCAGCAATAGTTCACTTAGAAACTCCTGCATAAACACAGGTGTATCTGACCTACGTAAGTCCAAGCCCATTGCCTTTACCTTACCAACTTTGCCATCTGTATCTGTTCTAAAGCCTTCGTTGTCAACAACTAGTGCCGCATAACGTTTCTTAGTAATATATAAACCTGACTGTGCTACAATTTCTCTACCTGCTGCAATAACGTCTGACCGGCTCTTTGGACAATGATGTGCCTTTGCCATCATATCTGCAAACGTGCCGTCTACTGCATCTGCTACTTGATCATACAATGCAATAGCATTTTCAGTACTCCAAGGTATCTTGCCAGCTTCTACATCGTCTTTTAAAGTTGGCCAAGCACTAAAGTACACAGAGTCAGTATCACCGTATATAACAGCATCACCTACGTGATCATATGTACCTGTAATTACTTTGTTTGCTTCTGCACTCATATGCTTAACAATAGTACGTCCTGTTAGTGTTGTACTCTGTCCAATACGTTTATCAAAGAATCTACAACCAGGATTAAGAATAGCACCATACAAACTGTTCAAGTTAATCTTCTTAACTAGCTGTCGCTTGTCCCAGTATTCAATCTCTGCGGCATTGCCTGCGTCTTTTGCTTTTTTAAGCATCTTCTGCAAGTCTTTACGTTCACTATACCAACGCTTTAGAATACCTGGAATAACACCTTCAAACTCTGTTGTAAAGATTGTACCATTAGCACTAATCATCCAAGGCTGATTGCTGTCAAAGATTGCATTGTATAACTCAGCACCACTCAGTGTATCACTACCACCTGACTCCCAGTCTACAGTTAGTGCAATGTCCTTACGTTTTTCCATTACAGCTTCATATTCTTCTGTACAAAAACGTCCTTCCCAACTACCTGCAAAAGACTTCTTCTTTAGTGTCATATCTTCATGTACACGAGCATCTGAAATCTCAGGACGTATTTGTCCAACAACAGTTTCAGGCGCCATATTAAGAGCTCTAATCACTGATGGATACAGTGAATTCAAATCCATCGATGCAATCCACTTGTGCAAGCCCTTTTTAGGAAATGCAACATATGCACCTGCTGCCTGTGTGTTCTCATCATCACGTTTTTTACGATTAGGAACCTGCAAGCCTCTGTGCCATGCTTCGTTAACAATAGCTTGCTCTGTAACTGCAACTGCACCCATAGTGGTTTGTAGCAAAACAGTGTTTGCATGTGCAAGTTCGTTACTTAGATCAATAAATCTTAGTTTTTTGTCCAACTTGTCCAATAGTGCGGTATCTTGTATGTTGTATTCGATGAACTTTCTAAAGTCATTGTTGTACAATGCGTCCAAAGTGCCTTCATAAGGGACCTTGTTCTCGCCAACTTCGATTTCGCCAATGGCATCAAGTCTATATGTGTGTCTTTCTTCATACGTGTATTTACGATATAAATTCAAACTATCTAAATGCACTCTGCCTATTAGGTCAAAGGTCTGCGCTATTTTACCAAACTTCTCATATTCACGTTTCTTAGGCAGTTGACCCCACAAACAGAATCTACGTGTATCATCTTTGCTTAGTACACGAGCTACTCTGTTTACAGTATACGGAATATCATAACCTTCGCTGTTCCAACCACTTAAAATGTCACTGTCTTCGATAAGTGTCAAGAACGTGTCTAGCATGTCTGCTTCTTTTTCAAACAGCATTACGTTGTCAATGCCTTCTAGTTCATCTGCAGCTTGTTCCATTGTAAGTGTCTTAGGCGGCACTGCTAAACATACCATTGTGTCAAGCCACTGTAAGTATACAGACACAGATGTAATACCCATAAACGGATCACTTGGATCAGCAAAGCCACGCTCTGGATCAAAGTCTGTCTCAATATCGAAAAACGCAATGTTTAGTTTAGGTGCATCTTGATTAAGATAGTTTTCACTTAAACACTGGAAGATAGGATTAATGTCGCTTTCAAACAGTTCTTTGTCTCTGTTGATTGCTACTTCTTTGCGGAAGTCTTTTGTGTTCTTACACACAATACGACTCAGCGGATCACCGTACACACTTTTGTACTTGCCACGCTGGTCTTTGTAATAGAATGTATATTTAGATTGATATTCGCGATAAGTTCTCTTACCGTCTTTACGTTCAACAACACGAATCATATCTTGATCGCGATCGAACAGTGCATCTACGTAGCTCATTTATTCTCCTTTGTTGCTTTTGGCCAACTTACCATCTACATGCCTCTTGGGCGTATTGTACTTATTATAACACGAACAGTTGCCATAGAGCAAATGAATTCATTGCTGTAAACCAACTGCATAGTAAAATAACAAATGCTGCTTTTCTAATTACTGCGCTAATAATACCTAATATTGAACCTATCAAATACAACGGAACAAATATTGTTGTTGCAGGATCTAAAATAGTAAAACTTAATATTGCACTTGCGGCAATAAGGAATACAGCTTCGATCATTTCGCAGTAAAATGCTAGGGGACTTGATTTGTAACTTTCTTTCCAAAAGTTTGTTATTTTTTCGATCATAATATATTCTCTTTAATAATTTTAACAATTTTTTTATGGTATCTTGCACGTTTAAATGCTTCATACCCTGCTATTAGTTTTGTCGGAACAAGCGGATTCTTCTTGTGAAACTTAAATGCTAACATATGTTCTAGAACATCTTTATGTTCTTTTGTAAACGGACTAGAATCAAACCTAACAAGTTTTATCTTTTCATCTGTATTAAATTTTAAGTACATAATTGCATCATCAGTAGACATTGCAATACGTCTAGACCCATCTTTTAGTTTAAATGCAGGCTTTACAACTCTAAACCAACTACTAATATCAAATGTTGCACTTAGCCCCATACAATGCTCAGTAAAAGTACTCTGTTCATAGTAAGGTGGCAATTGTGTCATTAATAACGGATCTTCACAAAAGAACAAATAAGTAGGTTGTGCCAACTGTATAACTTTATCAGGACCAAATGGCCCAATATAGTGTTGTAAGAACCCATCTTCGGATGGATACTTACTGTCAATGGCACTAAAGTCCTCAGCAAATGTAACATCAATATCAATTGGGGAATTTATCTTAAAAGTATTCTTACCTTCGTCAACAATCGCCGGACACATACTAGCGTTCGGACCAAAGAATTCCTTAGGTTTAAGACCTTTTAAGATACTTACCGGCTCAGCGTATCGTAATTCACTTACCTGTACGCCATTTTCTTCAGCTGGAAATGTTCCCCAATAAACAGTTTTCATTAATTATCAACACCAACTGTTGCAACTAGCGTTTCGAGATCATCAAATGCGTCTGCATGTTGAGCCCAGTCACGTTTTTGTGCAATCTTAATTGCTTTGTTAATCAATGATGGCTTAATATCAAGTTCTTCTGCCACTGCTTTAACAGTATCCTTAAGACCACCTTGCAAGTCTTCGATCTCTTGCATTACAGTTACGCCTTCTTGTACTAGTCTTTCAAGTTTTGCCTTTTCTTCTGCACCATAGGTACGGTCGCTCATAGTTTTCTCCTTGTTGAGTTGTAATTATTAATAATATTATAACGTATAAAACTAAAAAAGTCAAGTAAAAACCTGACTTATTTTAATTTATGTTGTATATGGGGATTATTTTTTGTCGTTTAGTTTGCGGTAAAGCATATCTTTGATTGATTCAACGCTTTCGCCGGCGTGTATTGCGGCTTGTTGTTTCTTACGCATAGGGTGTCCTTTACCGTGGATACCTTTCTTACGTCCGTCACCTTCTTCAACGCCTTCGCTCCACTTGTCTAACCAAGTTTCAAAACGTTTCGTCTTCTTAGGATCAGCAGCAATTGCTTGTAATGATTTAGTGTGCTTCTTAAGGAATGATTGCCACTCGTTATCGCCTCTACTATCCGATTTTTTTACAGGTTCGCTAGTTTTAATACTAACTGGTGTGTCATTTGGTTTTGCGTCACCACCTGCCATCTTTTTAAATAATTCTTTATTGTTGTATGTGCTTTTATTGAATCCGTCTTTAAAGTCTTCGCCTACTAGCTTATCTACATGTGGATGTTTTCCACGTGCTTTTGCTTTAGGCATTGGATCTTTGCCTTTAAGTTGTCCAGCACTTCCTGTCTTTTGTGATTCGTTTAATGTAACTCCTGCTAATGCAGCAAAATCACTTAGACTATAATCACCTTCAACTGGCATAGTACCTTCTTTCACTTCGACACTTTCTTGCACTAAAGATTCAGTAATAGGCGCACTTTGTTGCACATTACTATTCATAGACTGACTTAATTTACGTAAGTCTTCGGCTCTATCACTTGGATCTAAGTCGAATAGTTTTTGTTGTAGTGCAGCAAAATCCATTATTATTTTCCTAGTTTAGCTGATAGTTTATCTTGGAGTGATTCTTTGTAGTTTTCGGTTTTCTTCAATGCTGATTCGTCTACTGCGTTACAGTTGCAAGACTTGCAAGTTGGTGCGCATGTGCAGTCTTCTGCTTTAACATCTGAGCCACAGCAATCATCTGAACAATGCGTGTCTTTTGCTTCATTCATTGATTCAACAAATACTTCTACCATGTCATCGCCGTTGCGTAGACCGCCTTTTTTAACTTTTACGTTTGCTTTGCCGTATTCTTTTTCAGCTTCTGCTGGAGACATACTAGTTTGCTTCCAACGCTTTTTTGATTCAGTTACTTCGCCCATTGGACTATTTTCATAATCCATATGATGATAAACACTACCAATCATATCTGCTGACTTAGTAATTTTAGATTGTACCCAACCCTCTAATCCTTCTGCTTCACTTACGCCCTTTAGCATGTCGTGTAGTTTGATTGCATACTTTGCTAGTTTGTATAGGTCTGCACGAGCCATTTGTACTTCGTGGTCTCTTTCAGCAATATCTGCTAATTCGCCTAAACCTTCGCTAATTTCTTTATCTCTCATTGAGTACTCCAATACGTATTATGTAGTATTTATGTTTTTTTCTTGCTGCGCTTCTTTTTCTTTTGCCCCATAATGTTTGTATCCATATCGAGTGCATTTTTAACAGTCCCATTACTGTTTTTTGGCTGTCTACTAACAAGTCCGCCTACTGGTGTTGCTACTGCGGCTATTGCACCCGAAGTTGTTTCATCCATTTTGGCTTTATTTGCAGCAAGCTCTTTACGCTTTTTATTAATGTGAGCTTCTGTGTCCTTATCCATTCCGTCTGGTGATTTACGAATCTCTCTTTCAAGGTCGTCTAAATCCATACGATGGCGCTTATTCTTATCTTTATTAGTTTCAGCTTCGTTGATTAAATCTAACATTTTCATTTTATTTTCCTTTCGTCTAATATATCTTGTATTACTGTTGTACCTCTATCAGTAAAGAAGCGCGGAGCAACTGCATGTATTAGCAACAACGGTATAAGTAATTGCAATCTAACTGCTGTCTTAATAGCGTGGAACATATGTTCCAAACCTGTTTCGTTTTGTTCTTGTAGATGTAATCTGCATTTTTTACTAAACATTACTTCTTCCCGCCCTTCATATTCGCACACCAGTGATACATTTTAGCCTTCTCACCGCTTGCGTTCTTTGCTCTCTTTCGTAGTGCAGTTACACTACCATTGCAACTAGCACCTGACTTCTTTACTCTGCCAGGTCTGCTTTTGCCTTTTTTCTTACCATCAGCAAAGTTTTCAGTCATACCTAGATTAAACATTACATTAGTACTAGAACCTTTTACTTTTTTACTTAGTGTAGGTGGACGTCCGTCTTTGTCTACTTTATTACCGAATTTAGCAGCCTGTTTAGTAACTTCATCAGGGCCAACATCAACAGTTTGATTCTGTTTAGTAATGCGTCCTACGCCTTCTGTAATATCTCTTATTCTCATCTTACCATATCTTTATTATATGAAAGTCCATAGGCTTTAAAAATTTAATTTCATGTCTGCGCCCTTTAAGATCGTTGAATACAAACAACTTAGGTGTAGCTTTAATTATTTTCTTTGCAGCGTATTGTCTTTCTCTAAATGTTTCAGTTCTTTTACCATCAACGTGTGTTGTTACTTCATTAGGAACAGTGATTATAAGTTGATACTCTTCACGTGTTACCCGCTTCCACCAATTTCTTAATCCCATTACTTACGTCCTCGAAACCCTTTCGGCATATTTGTGCCAGTCATCTTAGGAAGTCCAAACCATAGTTCAAACCATTCCTTGTCACCTGGCTTAATATTATCTTTACGCATCTTACGTGCATTTGAGTTTGCAGCATCACTAATATTTTCTAGTGTATACTCTGTGTAACCTTGAAACTCGTTAACACCTGCAAGTTGTTTTATGCGCTCTATTTCGTCCATTACTTTACTATCTTATCAGAAAGTTTTACTCCTGCTTGATGAGCAATTTTTTTAACTTTCAAAAGACCTTTGCCTGTTTTAAATGCACCTTTAATCATAGCAGTCATTACTGGTGCTGCTAATCCAGCAACTGCTGCCATAGCTGCAATTTCTGCTGTTCCATCTTCTGCTACATTTAATTCTTTTTTGCTAGACCAAGCGTTCTTATCGCCCTTTGCTGCTGCTTTTCTTCTTGCAGCAATTTTATCTGCAATAGTTGGTTCATCAAACTTTTCTTTATTCTTTTTAACTGTTGCTTTTTTAGGTGTAAGTCTAGCAAATCCTAGTATTTCGTTTGCAGGAACTTCATCTTTAACGCCCATACCTTTGCGTACTGCATCGTACATAGTTTTAGCAAGTTTCTTATCCGGAGCACCTTGTGCAAATGATTCTAAATCACCAGCTGCTGCTGCGGCTCTCATTTTACTCGCACTCATGCCTTCTGCACCGTCAGCATCTGGGTCACGCTCGCCTGCGCTTACTACTTTAATTGAATCAAACTTAAAAGGAATATTACCTGATTTGTCTGGTTGTCCATTATATGTGTCAAACAACTTTTGGAAACCGTCTACTCTATCACTGCCTGCAATAAAAATAATATCAGTATAACCTAGACTCTGTAGTTGCTCTAATGCTTGTACAGGAGTACGTACTGCTTGGTGTCCAATATTAATACCTGGAAAGAATTGCTTTGCTAACTTCATTTTAGTAGCAAAGTCTAAAGGATCTGTTTTAGGTTTTTGTGTTTGTGACAAGAAAAGATAGTGATCACCCTCTTGTGAAGTTATAGCATCAACTAGTTTAGTATGTCCAATTGTTGGAGGGTTAAGACGTCCAAATGCAAGAACTGCCTTCTTTGAGGTTGCTTCGAACAGTTCTCTTAATAGCATTAGTATGCTCCATCTTTTATCATTTTCATTTCTTCACCAAAGACTTTTTGTATTAATTGACCTTTGTCTTCTGGTTTAAAGATGTTAGTTGGAGAACCCAATTTAAATTTACTACAATATGATTCCATTGCACGACCGCATACTTCACTTAAACACTCTTCAGCAACACATGATTTACCTGAATCATGTCGATCTTTCATATTCATAATAGCTGGAAATAACGACTTACGATAAAACATAGGATCGTTACGCATAAAGATGGCGACATCATCTACTACATCAAACGGTAGTTTATCGTCCATCGGTTGTGCAAATTCATCAATACGCATATTATTTCTCTTTAGCTGCTAGGATATCTTCATACGACGAACCGTATGGGTTAGATGCTATTACAATAGTATCAACATTAGTTTCCTGCTGCTGGTCATCTACTTCTGCGTTACCTATGCCGTTTATCATAGCTAAACGATTGCCTAACTCTCTTATTTCTTGTGCTGGCGACTTTTTTTCTACCATTTTCTACAACTCCAATATCTTGCCTTTGTGCGTGGTCCTGGATTAT